TTGAGCGGTGATGACAAATAAAATGTAATATTTGGTGTGTTTTGTCCGCCGCCCAAAAAGGACGTCCCGTTTGAATAAAACACATAGTTTGTCGTTTCGGTAGGATCGCCAAGATTGATGTAGCAAGTGATGCCTGGGGCAACTTTGGCGGGAGGAATGAGTGTACAGCCGGCGCCGAGTTGGGTCGCCTTCACTTGGTTAACACCGTAGCACTGTTTCATAGCAATCGCCTGTTCCTTTTGGTTCTTGCCGTAATTGGCAGTCTTTTGAATACCGTTAAAGAAGTCCTGTACTGCTTGCAAGTTATCCATATTTGTGAGTTGACCGATAACCATGTCATCGGGTTTTCCGTTCTTCACAGGAGCCATTGTACCAGTGACTTGGCAAGCCTGGAAAGGGTACTGATTACGTCTATCAGGAGTGCTCTCATTGTATCGGAGACCGCTAAAACGATCCGCAATACTTGTGTATGTAGCGGAGAAAATGCTGCCGGCAGCAGCCGCCATCGGCGAACGATCGGCATCGGTTTGATTATTGAGCCATAAAAATTGTAGACAATCGGGTGTTACATTGCTCATCGGCTTTGCTACGAGACCAATTGTACCATCTGGGTTATCTACAATATCTTCGCAGGGATTTGTAATCTTGAAACCGAAGAGTAACATTGCGGCAGAATTCATTCCGGCAATACGAGTATTCATATCCATACTAATAACGTTGCCATCTCCATCCTTGCCAGTTGTAGCTGTAATATACAGATCATCAAGGTACTCGCTAATTGCGGAGAGATCACCATATGAATTGAGTTGCGAGAGACCGCCGTTGTCTGTCGCAAGCTTACCCTTTGCGGGGTCGCCACCGGCGCCCTCAAAGAGTGAACGTAAGCAGGCGATGCTGTAGCTGCCTGGGCTCTGATCATCCTTAAAGCAAGGCGAGGTTTGTAGTAATGCCATTGTATCAGGATTTGTAATAAGAGGACCCATAGGCGCATTTGGTATATCATCCTCGTAATAAGGATTTTGTAGATATCCAGGAACACGGGCAGTGAATACAACACTTTGTAGTGCGGGACCTCCGCCCCAGAGCCAGAACTGATTCTTCTGCATAGACATAGTTGAAGTCCAGGCAGGACCCTTAATGACTGCACTATTGGCAAAGGGACCTAGCAAGCGGAGGGGGTTCGGAAGATTCGTCATAGGAATAGTATTTATATGGGTTACTGTGGGTTGGAAAGAAACGGTACGGTTGAGCGAATCCTCCATCTCCCACTGGATAAGAATGCCGCGCTCAGAGATTCCAGGCGGATTCGTGCTTTCAGGATCCGTGTATTGACTGTATTTGCTAGCGCCCTGTGGAGGCGATGCCTTATTCTGGAACGATTCAAAGAAGTTGTAGATTTGTGTATTGATAGACGGTTGATTATTTAATACAGTCTTAATCGGCTTGAAACCGTAGCACCAAGCGCCGTAGGGGGGATTTTGTGAAGGGCAGAAATCGGCGCCGGCGTGAGAGCCGTATCCAACAAACCCTTGGTAACCACTTTGTACGGAATACATAGGCTGCGATCCGTCCGCTGTCATACCACACTGAGGCGCCTGTCCGCCCTGTATATTTGATTTCTGAACTTGCGCCTTTGTAGCCAGTGTTGTAGCTAGACGAGTACATAGATCGCGCGCACCCGCCTGGTCGTATTTCCGCATACCTCCCTGTGCATCCGTTTCGTATACATAGAACACTTCTGCCTGTCCCTCAGGGCGGTGGGGCTGTTCTTGTATGACCATAATATTTACGGGGTCCTGTTCCTTGACACCACGGAGTGAAAGTGTAAACTCTTGTCCAGGATTGCCATTGTTATCCGTAGTAAATGTACGATTTGTAGGTATGTGTGTTACAACAACCTTGGTAATGCCCGTTCCATATGGTGTCATAAAGCGTAAGTTTACATTATAAGTTTTGTCGGGCGGCTGGTAGAGATAGACATTGGCTACAGGCGCCTGTGCGCACGATACATCAGGGATTTGTAGTCCCTCCTTTGTCTTACCGCCCTGGAAACCGCCGGAATTTCCAATTTCTGTGCAATTCAATTTATTGACCGCCTTTTGGCAAGATGCAGAGTCTACAAAGAACATACCAGGCGGGCATTTGCCGAGTGTAGGTTGATGGATTGGTACCTCGCCGCCGGCTTGATCAATAGCATCATTACGATCTTGTATGAGTGATAATAGACCACCAATAAATGTATTAGGTCTATCTCCGTTAAATCGGGTACCACCATCAATACATATGCCGCAATTACTATAATTTGGATCGTCTAACATTGAGCAGCTCTCACGATTTTTAATGTTATTTTCACACTGACGTGCCTGTAGTAATAAATCGTTGGAGGGGGGCAGCGACGCTTTTACACCAAGAGGTGAGGGAGCCATATTTGTTGGAGATGTCGCCGAAGGTGCTATATCTGGATTTCCCAAGGCTTGTAAAATATTCTTATTTGCCGTTTTTGTGAGTGAATTAAACTGCTGTAAGTATTGGGAGGTTGTCAGATTTGAATTATTATCAATATCCGCCGGCGCTACAGCAAAAGTCGGCAGTATAGGATTTAGACTTGCACCAAGATTATTGTAGAGTTGTTTGCCACTCTCAATCATATTTTTGCGCTGACTGAGATAATCAGCCATAGACGTTCTGTAACCAGTATCGCCACCACGGGTGGCAAATCCCTCTTCATAACGGCGTTTTAGCAGAGGTACAATAAAGGTTGCTATGAACACAACCACTAGAACTAAAATGATTATGGTGCCTGTGTTAAGCATCCCTCTACCAATTACATAAAAATAATATCGGTAGAGTTTGTCGGGAAGAGATTTAGACATTATCGGGGCGAATATTGGATGTGGAATCCATATCACGGGTGATAATGCGTAAGACGAAATTCGTCTGGCGGCTCGTGTTGATGAGGGCACAGCCGGTCTGAACAGTCGCCGTTTGGTTGAGGACATAGGTGAGACCAGAGGTAGAACCACTTGTGTTATTCTCCTCCTCGGATAGGAATCCGCCAAAATATGAGGGACCCTGATTGCGCGTCGTGCCACCGGTGGTAGCAGGATTGTCAAAACGATTGCGGATAATAATGACGTTACAGTAGCCGGCGTTGTTGCGTCCAAGGTTGATGGTAGAGTTGCCGCCTGCAACATTGATATAGCCAACGGCGACTACGTACTGACCGGCGGATTGGTTGATGAAGTTTGTAAAGTCTACGGCGCCGCTGGCAGTTACGTTATTCGCACCAGGCGTAGCAGTACAGCCTTGAATATTAATAATATCGCCCTCGCATATGGCGCTAAATAAGAAATAGTTTGTCGTCTTGATGAAGATGTAGGGGTTCTCAGTATTTGTGCCTGTAACACTGGAGTAGTTCGTATTATCAGTTGTGGTACCAGTGCCACCAAAATTCGTCAGCAAATCGCTGAGTTGAATACGGCTGATGAAGAAGACGTCAGGGTCTGAACTAATGAGCTCTGTATTATGGCGCTCCATACGAATTGTTAGACGGTTCAGGGTCGCCAGGGGCGTTGGTGTATAGACACGCTGTGTCTTGAGGAATTTAGGGATAAAGACCGTGTATCCTGTCTTGTCGGCAGGCGAATTGCCGTAACCAGCCGACGTAGAAGGTAAGTATGATTGAGGAACATATAAATCAGAGGACCACGTTGCATCGTATTGTACAATAGAAAACGTATTATCTTCATCGGGATTCGTAGAGAAGGAGTTGTTGTTGAGTTCGGCAATACGGACGCCGGCAAAGGGTAGGGAAAAGATATTGACAACACGGCTCGTATCAAATGAGCCCGAGGCAGGTACGCGTACTAGTGCGGTCAGAGACTCAATTGGCACGATCGCCTTCACGAATTCAATGCGCTGGATATTACGGAAGCGCTGCTGGACGGCGCTATTGTAACCGAGAGCCCCAGTTGTATTACCGGTATTGAAGATGACGGAGAAGTTGTAGCGATTTTCGGTATTATTGACGAGCCAATTACGATCCGAGCTCGTAATGAAGACATTATACTCGGTTTCCCTGTACTTGACGACGTCCTCCTGGGGGATAATATAGTCTTGGGGTCTAGGAGCAAGCTGGGGCGGCGGCGGGTCGGCTTGGGGCGGGATGGGCTGCGTCGCCGAGGGTGGCGCCTCCTCGCGAATCTCTAGGCGGGGCGGCATTACTGAGGTCGCGCCATTCTGCGCAGCCTCAACCCTTCTGTTCGGAAAGGCAGGGGCAGGAGGGGCAATAGGGATGCCGAGGGCACGTGCCTGGTCCTCGCGGCGCTTCGTCTCACGTTGCATCAATAGTACGGGATCTTCCTCTTCGTCCAACTCGGGCTCGGGTGCACGGAAATCGGGGAGACCGACCTGCGGAATAGGAATAGGCGCACGGGACGCCATCATATTCTCATAGCGGGTGCTGGTATCTTGGAAGAGTTTAGATACGTCTTCGCCGCGCGGATAGGTACCTACAGAGACCGTAGTAGGAGGCTGTGCCGCCTGCTGCTTGCGCAGCCAGGCGTCCATAGATATTTCGGTTTCGCGGATGACTTCGGTCGCAAGAGCATTCTGCGGCTTATCCTGTCCCTGTACACGGGAAACTTCCGTCATAAAATGCTGGGTGTACTTTTGGAGTTTCTCATCTACCTTTTCGGGCAGAGCCGAGAGTCCCATTTTCTTCGCATAGCGTGTGCGTAAAAATCCTACGATTTTGGAGTAGTTCGCCCCGTTTAGAAACAAGTTCTGCTGCGGACCATTCGTGCGTCCGGACATCTTTCTAAACTACCAACATATATCGTAAAATTCCAACAGAACGCTGAAAGATTAGATACAGAATGTTTTTAATGCCTCCTCTAAAGCCCCCTTTCGCGGCGTCTCTTCGGCAAATATAATATCACGAATCTTATTCATTTCGTCATCATTGACCATAGTTTTACAAATATCTAAAAACTCTTTGCCTTTGAGCAAGCATATAATTACTAGTAAGCAAAATGCGCCACATTCCGATGTTTTTCGCTGATGGCGAATATCATTGTAATAGATATTCTTACAGCCCTGGTCCTTACAACGTTTAAGGAGTCGTACAATTTCCTCTTGAGGTCTGTATCCGTACGAATCGTAATAATAGGCGGCACTCTTTTCAAGGTCAATAAATGCACATACCCAATGCGAGCCCGGCTCGTCGTGCGGATCTAAGTTAAAGATAATGCCAATCTTTGTTTTTCCTTTTTTGGCTAATTCCTTCAAATCAAGATGACATAGTTCATTAACGATACACTTTCCCCAGTTATTTTCGTCTTTAGCATCAAAATCAATAGGAACGGGACCGATAAAATCAAAATACGGATAGGCGTCTTCGTATTGTTTCATTACATCTTCAATATTATAACTGTCTAGCCAATCGGTCGGCTTCTTATCCCATTTTTGGGGCTTTTCGGGTTTGAAAAAGCCTTTGAGCGTTTTCTTATCGGTGTCAGATATTCCAGGTATTTTTTTGACGGCACAAAACTCAGTATCGCATTTATAGTGCGATTTCATCTTTTCGCGTAATTGATTCCAGAGAGTTAGATTGTTCTGTGACTCTTCGCCGGCAGCTTGTTTTCCATTTTTCCGTGTCTTTCGGACACTAATTTTATGCCGGGGATGAGTTTTGTTCCACGCACGGGTTAAGCGCTGAAGAGCAGTATGTGGCAAACAAGTGTCCCCATCCCGGCGATGTAACGCAGGACTACATTGAAATGTTGACATTGTTGACCGGCTTCTTATAGTATAATTAGAAAAAGATGAACCATTGTAAATGGATACACCGAATCCTTCTTGTAACAAGTCTCAAGCCGCAAGGCAGAGCAAACACCACGGAGATCCGGTGATTAATGATGTCTACTTTCGCCGATTCTTTGTACCACTTATTGTATCTATTCTGGTATTATGTGGCATTGCAGTTGTTATATCAACTCCACCCGGCACCGGCGTTAAATGGGAAGGCTTTGCATTGGCGTTTGGAGATACAGCCAAGGCGGCAGTAAGAGGAGGTGCTCGGAGGCGATAAACTAAATATATAATAGAGTATGTCGTTTAATTTGCCGTATGTAGTCTCGGCATCTATTTGCGCGATGTTAACCATTGTTGTAGGAGTTACCTATGGCACACTCTTGCCAAAGGATTCGGCACAAAACACGAAACTTATGGCGATTGTGACCGTATTTAGTTTTGTTGCCTCGCTTGTTGCCTACGCACTTGCGCTGTATCATTTCAGCCACAATCCTACACAAATGATCCAGTTTATCCTTGGAATCGTTATGATTGTTATATTGCCGTGTACCCTCATATCGGCAAGTATTGCCACGATTACCATAAGTAATATGCGGGATACGTTGGCGGCGGGCAGTCAGTGAGCTCCACCGCCCCCACCCCGTCTAAACCCATCACTTCATCATAATCAGTAATGATGAAGCGATTGGATATTCCTTTCCTATTTATTGGTCCTACGGGATCCGGTAAAACGAAGGAACTCCGACGTTTGATTGAAGAAGAAAATAAGGGAAAGATTACATATCCGCTAGAAACTAGGACATTTACGGTAGGCGATAGTTATGAAGCCCGAGTGTTTACAAGCCCCTATCATTTTGAAATTGATATTCCAAACCTATCAATGCAAGATAAGCAGATTATTGGCGATCTGCTGACGAATTTCTTTTCAAGCGGCGACGTGCTCAATAGCCTACGGTCATCATCGCGTAAACTAATTGTTCTAAGACGCGCTCATAGTCTGTCTTTAGCCGCCGCTATTCGTGTCCGCGCCATCATTCAACAGTTTGTTCTACCACCCGAAGCCTCTGGTATGCTCTGGCTTACTGCACGCGAAATCACCGGTCCGCTTGCGCTTCTAGATGATGCATTTGTACGCTACCGTATGCCGCGAATGAATTATGAGACGTGGCAAACCGCCGTCCCCTCGCTTTTTGCGACTCAACTCGCCTATGAGAAATGCGAAGGGCGTATTGAACGTATAGAGGAAATTCAGAAGTATTTGCCGAATCAGGTCCCAGCCCAGTGGCCGAGGCGTATTCAAGATTTCTACGACGAGATGGTAGCGTCACTCATTCAGAATGCACGGTCCGGCAGGAAACCCGACCTCAAAGTCGTTCAATGGCTAAGGGCGATTGTATATCAGGCACTCAGTTTCTGCCAAACGGGTCCTGAGATTATAGATAGTTGCGCCGCCGCCATTCAGCGCCAACATACCCTCTTAGAGCCGCATGTCTTTTGGCTAGCGATGAAGTCGCTGACAACTGCTGAGCCACATACATCGTATCGTACACCCCTATCGCTAGAATCAGCAGTACTCTTTTTGTTTGAAACCGTGCGGACCAATTCAACCTTACTGCCGCTGCAACAAGTGCGCGAGCAAATACATAAAAAAGACACACCAGTACAAAATGAGCCAGTCGGCGCTAGCCCTGCTCCAGTCAGTTCCGCCACCCCCGTTGAAACCGCAAAGGCAGTCCCAGCCGCTAAGCCAGCAAGAGTTCGCCGAAGCAAAAAAACAGATAGCTAGCGGCTGGGAACAGCAGACTATTTTCTCTTTGTTAGAAAACCCAGCAACCCAAGGACTCAAATATGATCTTTGGCAGGGAAGCACACTCTTTTTGATTACACCTGTCATTGGTAAGGCTACCGACGTTGCGCGAACAACCGATGCTATTCTCAAATGGTTAGGCGCCGCACCAGGATTTAACATTTATATATGGTTTCGCGATGATCCGCGTGAAATTAAGGCGAATCAGTGGCCGACGAAAGCGCAGGTGAACGGCGGATGGACAACCGTCGGCACTCCGAATATTGTAATTTATCGTAGCGAGGAATGGGAGCGGGTACTTATTCACGAAATGATTCACGCAATGAAGTGGGATTGGGAGGTCGGACCGACACCGGCACCTTGCTGGAAGATGAATAAGACCGATAAACTCAATCCGCATTTATTTGAAGCTTGGACGGAGTTATATGCAGAATGGCTGGCGTGTGCGTGGTATGGGAAATCGTGGGATAAACAGCGTAAGTGGCAGGACTTACAGGCAACACAACTTTTAGCACGGGCTACCCATAAATGGGAGGAAAATACAAGTGTGTTTGCGTATTAT